TAAGATACATGTAATCTATTTTGTTCAGACCAAATAACTTGATCAGAAGTCATAGGCATTTCAGCTCCTACCATTCTCAAGAAAGCAGATAAAGTTCTGTTTCCGTATCTTTCTACTTCAGCTTCGTAAAGCTCAGGTAGATATTGTTGTGAAAAGTTAACGCCGTCCTCACCGTCAAACGTCAAATAATTTGACTTTAACACAACTTTGTTTTGACTCGGTGCTAATGAAGCGGGAAATGCTCCAGCAGGCGAGTTGTTTAAAAATTCTCCCATTTTAGTTTAAATTTATTTTCGTTTTTTTATTTTTAATTTAGATGTATCAACACCATTTATAGCTTTTACTCGCAAACCATTTAAATACATAGTATCATTAGGAACTTTTCTAGCTTCTGTAGTTATGTTATTAGCATTAGCTGTAATATCTTTAACTCCATCAGCTTTTCCTTGTTCATAAAAGTGATTTGCAATTTTGTCTATATTTTTAGCAGAGTATATAGCTTTATGGTAACCAGGTGTATCAACAACGTTTCCATCTTCATCTAAGAACGTCTTAAGAAAATTTTTAACGTCAACCTGATTTTTTGAAACAGCATCTGAGTTTGATATTTTGTATCTAAACTTTTTATCTCCAATATTAAAATCGAAACCTTCAAATTTATTAGTGAAATAATCGTTGGTATTTTTTACAAATTCTTGATGTTGCTTTTTGTTAAGCTCTTGGTCTTGCTTATACCTATTGAAAAAGTTAATAGCTTCTTGTTGATCTTTAGAACCTGAAGACTTTAACCTAAGGTCTTCGTAGTATTTAGTTTTAAGATTTTCAAAATGCAATTTAGCTTTAGCAATTTCTTCTTTTAAAGCGAGTTTTTTCTTTTTTACTACTCGCTCATTTTCCTCATCTTCATTATAAGAGAAATTATCATTTAATGTAAATGCTATTTCTTCTTCATCTAAGTGAGGTTTAATATTTTTATAATACTCATTTAATAAAGTTCTATCATTAACTTTACTATAATCAGCATTTAATCTAGCATAATCCTGAATGTCACCACCAGTTTCATTCATGAAATCTACAAGTTTATTTAAGTTCTCTGGAACTTCCACTTTAACTTGAGGTTCTGGAATGTTTTCTGGCTCTTCATTTATTTCTATTATTTCTTGAACTTCCTCTTTCTTTTCGGTAAGTTCTTGCAACTCTGGTTTGGATACGCTTTCTTCCACCTTTTGAACATCTTCGGCTTGTTTATCCGCATCCACGTGCACTGCGCTTGACTCTGTAGTGGCATTTTCTTTTGTTTTTTTAACTGGCTTCTTTTTTATAACCAATTTTCCTGTTTCGTTTTTTGACATGATATAATATTATATAATTGTTAAATTATGGACTAAGTGTATCTAGTCCAAAACCACCCATTTCATCATTGCCGTCTGATTCAAAGTTAGTAGGAGTTCCATCCGTTTGTCTTTGTTCTATCATTTGACTTTGTTGAGTAGCCTGTATTTGTGTTCTTTTATCTTTCCTATCTTCTATAAATTTTTCTTTTTCTTTATCTTGACCAACTTTAACTTGTGCTAATTGCATATTAAATTCAAACTCTTTCTCCATTAACTGCTGTTTTATTTGACCTTCTTTTTCTAACCTTTGTATTGTGAACTGAGATTTAGCTTGTTCAAATTGAACATTAGTTTGATTTAAAGCTTGAGCTTTTTGCATTTCAGCAGCTGCTGCTCTTTCCGCTGCTTGAGCATTTGCGTTAGACTGCATTTGAATATTCTGCTGTTGCTGTCGTTGATCTAAAGCTTGTTTCTTTAGTCTTCTTTGTTTAAGAACTTGATTAGCTAGTTTTAAGTTGTTTATTTCTCTTAAGTCTATAGCATCTTCTAAAAATATTTGTCCTGACTGCAATGCTACTTGTATGTTCTGTTCTAACATTGCTTTTTCATCTTCGTCAGGTTCAAGCTCTAAGAATATACCAAAGTCATGAGTATTTAAATTTATTAATTCGTGTAGTGTTTCTGTATTAAACTTTGAAATACTCTTAATCAAAACTTCTTTTGTTAAAGGAAACTTTAACGCATCTGCTACTCTTAATGCGATGTTTTCTGCGCATCTAAGAGTTAAGTATAAACTTGATTGTAATATATGTCTTGTAGCTGTATTTGAATTTGCCGCTGCTAGCTTTTGTAATCCAACTAGAGAATTAGGATCTGGTGAACTACCATCTCTTGCTTCATTTAATCCGGTTACATCTCTTATCATTTGTAAGTAATATTGATAAGTCTGTATTAATGAAGCTATTTTAGCTTGACCACTTGATGATTGTAATTCTTGTATAGGAACTTTACCATGATTAAGATCTCCATCTTGAGTTAATGATCTACCAACAATACTACCAGTTTGGAAATACATATTTAAAGCTTCTTGAGGATTATAGTTTGTTCCATTACCTAAATCAACCTCTGCTAAACCATCAACATCTAGATACACGCCATCTGGAGTTACTCTAGACATTACTTGTTGTAACTTTAAGTGAGTTAATTGAATCATATCAGCAAAGCTAGTTATCCTACTTACTAAAGACTCTATTCTACCTTTGTACATTCTAGGTGCACATATATTATAATTCATATTAACCTTAACACTATTCGCATATGGTCTTGTCATATTTTCAGCTAGCTTCCAATCTAGCATCATTTCCATTCCTAATATCTTAGCACCACTATATAAAACCTCAATAGCTCTAGAAGCTCTTTCAAAATTATCATTATCCTCAGGGTTAAATGTATCAGGTTTTTCTAAAGCTTTTTCTAAACCATTTTCAGTATACTTAATTTTAAAAACTTGATCCATGTAAGACTTCCATTCAAAATATAAAACTTGAACAGTTTGACTATCACTTCTTCCGTTAAAGTTTCTTGTGTACTCTGTGTTGCCTTGGAACTGCTGTATCTTCTTTAACTCTTCTTCTGTTAGCCATGGAAATTCTTTTTTAACCTCAACAAGAGGAATAGATTTAACTTCTCCCACGTAATATACATCTTCAAAGTTAGGATCATCAGTATATGAATATACGATATTTGCCGGATCTACATATTCAACCTTAACGCCATTAGATTTATTAAATGTTGTTTTTGCACAAGCTATTCCTAATACTGCTAAATCGTAATTTAATCTTCTATTTATTAACTCATACTTATTATTTGCAAATACAGTGTCAATTAATTCTTCTTCTGCTATTTCTATAGCTTGCTTGTAATTTAATTGTAAATGTAATTTTATATCCTCTTCGTTTTCTAAACCTAACCTAGCTGCTTCACCGCTACTTATATCCACACCCGTTGATGCTTGTATAGCTGCTAGTAACTCTCTCTGTCTAACGTCCTTTAGTAACTTATTAGCGTATGATGTTCTTTGTTTTGTTGAGGTTGGATCTTGTGCATATGCGTTAATAGAATAACTACGAGAAGATATACCGTTGACAACGATGTCTACAAACTTAGGTATTACTGGAACGTTCTGCCAGTCTAAGTTTAGATAAGATAAATCACCATTTATTGAAAGTTCGTCTTTATATTTTTGAATTGGTTGTTCACCTCTAGCGTATAATCTCAGTCTGTGAAAATTATTATAATTCATAATGAATCTTTCACCACCTCTATTATTTCTAAACCATTCACCTTCTATGGCTCTAGCTACCTTAAGACCATAGTCGTAAGTTAATTTTTCCTCAGTCGAAACAACTTGATCTGGAAATGAACTATTAGTACTACTATAAATCATGTATTTTTTATTTTTGAAAGAATTCCTTCATTATTATATTTTTTAAATTTTAATCCAAGACTTGGTAAAATTCTACTAGCTGTAGGTTTATATTTATTTTTATTACAAGCCATTATAGCTAAACCAGAACTAATAGAAGCATCATGCTTTGTTCTATTATTTATATTAAATACAGCCCAGTCTTCTAAAGTTTTTTGTAAATACATACTACCATATCCGTTAGCTAATAAACCAACGTGTTCTTCTATGTAGCTTTCTATAGCAGCTGCGTGTGCTTGCTTTATATCTTCACTGGAGTTTGGAATGCCCCCTATTTCTTTTTCAGTTACTGATAATTTGTTATAAACTTTATCAGGTCTATTCATACTAAAACCTCTGTATCCTCGTCTTTTTAAATAATAAAGTAATCTAGGTTTATTATTTTCAGCTAACAAAGGCATACCATAAAAAACTAAAGCCATTAAAACATCCTCAAAAAAGATTTCAGCAGTTTGAGGTCTAGATATATATTCAAGAAAGAAGTGATTAGGAATAGCATCTTCCATTGAAAACTTTGTTAATCCATGTAGCGATCCATTAGAACCCTTACCATCAACAGTACCACTAATGTCGTAGCTATCACATCCAAATGCTCCAATATGCTCGTTTGCAGGATATTTAATTCCATTTCTTAGTATTACACCATTTTGTAAATTTGTAGGAGGAACCCACGATATTAAAAATCTTCCGTTTTTATTTGGATAAAAAGTAACGCTTGTATCTTTAACACCGTTTCTCCACTGAAAACTACCTCTAGTTATATTAGCACTATTATTTATTTCCTCATTATAATCTATTTGCTCATATATTTTTACAAGATTAAACAAGGATTCTTTTGCTTCATCTCTAAAAGCATGCTGTTCTGTTCTTGGAAATTGTCTATAGTATTCATTTAAACTATCTTGATCAGATTTTAAACCATCTACTTCATTTTCCCAGTGTTCAATAACTCCTGTTGCAATTGGGATATTGTCGATTCCGAGCGTTGGATCTTTTGGCGTAACGAATACAGGTAATCCAAAAGTATCCATGAATCCTTCGTAGTTCCATTCCATAGGGATGAAAAGAGAGTAGAGGCCAGAACTTGTTTGTCCGTTTCTATTTCTTTTTGTAACGTCTGAATTGTAGTATAATTTCTTGAAGTTGTTTCCACCTTTATCTAATGCGTTTGAAGTTGAGCCCATCATACATTTACCAACTATTCTTCTACCTAGTCTTAATGTAGTTTTTGTAACTCTCCAGTTGTTTAATATATTATCAGGTCTTTCCCATTTACCACTTTCATCGTGTGCTAGTATTTTCAGCTTTTCACCATCGTAAGAGTTGTCACCTGTGTTTTTCCAATCAATAGTAGTATCAAGACCTTGCAGC